GAACCTGTTAAAATTAACATTAATGACATAAAATTTAAAAATAATATCGTAAAAGATACGATAATAGATCATGGAAATTTACATGTTACTATAGAAACTCCATCATTAAAAAAATTACTTAATGTTGATATCAATGATAAGTTTTCTTACTATAAATCTACAATAAAAAATGTAATATTTAAAAATGAATATTTTGATTTAGAAAAATTTTTACCAGAAGAATTACAGGAAATTATAGAAAATTTACCAGCTGTATTTTTGACAAAAATAGAAAATATAAAACACCCAGAACTTTATGTTAATTTGTCAAAAGAAGGCAAAGAAAGTGAGGTGTCTGGTAGACTAACTTTTTTTACCTTTCTATGAAATTTTTTGATTTAAAAGATTATTATACTACAAATTTTAATCTTATAAACAGCGGTAAATGGTCTTTGATGGATTTGGACTGCATGTTTTTTTGGGAAAGAGAGATATATGTAAATCTTTTGGTTCAACATAATGAAAAATTAAAAGAAAAACAAAGAGAGTTTGAGATGAATTATGGCAGAAGATAATTTAAAAATAAATGTAGAAGCCGAAAGTAAAGCACTAACACCTCTTGTAGAGAGTGAAAATTTTATTTCATATACAGAAAAAGTTAAAAATAGTTTTTTGAAAATTGAAACTCCGGAAACTTTAATGATGTCTGCCAAATCTGAACCTGTTGTGGAAGCAGAACCAAAAACAAGCCCAAAAATAGAAAATATTTCTTCTATTGTAGAACAAGATAAAAATAAAATTTTAGAAATCAAAACACAAAATTTAGAACAACTTGTTGATAAAAATTTGATACCTGCAATTTCTAAGATGTATAAAGATATAACAAATAGAATCAATAATGATAAAGATCCCAAAGAAGCATTGGAAAGAAGACCAACTTTTGGTTTGCATAATTTAGTTTTTGACGATAGATTGAATAGACTTACAGATGCCCCGTTTTGGGTTTAAAATAAAAAAGGCCCCTTTCGGGGCCTTTCTCAATCATTGTCCATTTCAGAGAAATACTGGAGTGGATCTTTTTCTTCCACATTATCAACCACAGGTTCCTCAACATCGTCTTCGATGCTCTTGGATTCGGTAAATTGTGCGCGGATATCGTCACCCACGGACTTGTTCATTCGTTCCTTGAGCTCGTTAAAGCTCTTGAATTGACTCTTATCAATGAACGGCTTTAGCGGGTACTGCTTCTTCCAGATCTCCTCAAGCTTCTTGTCGTCACCTCCAAACAATGGAGCAGGAGATGCAAATTCACTACGGTCATAGTTTACATAGCCTCCGACATTTCGAATTTTAATCTTGAAGTCCGCACCAGTCCAAAAATTGAAAGGATCGACTGCAACCTCGTCCTGAAACTCCGGGTGAGCAAGGCTTTGGATTTTTTGGAAGATTTTTGTGCCATACTGATAAAGAAAAACCTTTCCCTTATTTTCGGGGTTTGCAGGATCTTCGATAACAAGAATATTAGAAATGTAAGTCAACTTACGCTTACGTTGACGAGCGATGTTCTTGTCGTCTTCAATACCGCTGTTCCACAGTTCGGTGTTTGCTGCACATACAGGACACTTCTCACCAATGGTAGTTGGGCAATTCTCATAGAACCAACCACCCTTGCCTTTAAATGTGTGACTGTAAACCGCTACAAAGGGACTATCCTCACCGTCGATCTCTGGAAGGAATCGGACTACGGCATAGCCATTTCCTGCTTTGTCAATACCGGGCTTCCAAAGCCTTTCATCTTTGTAACTTTCCTTTGAGGTAAGCTTGTCAAGCCTCTCTGTAAGAGCTGCGACTGAATTTTTACTCTTCTTTTTGAAATCTGAAAAATTTGCCATAATAGTGATCCCGAGGGTCTACCTCGGCCTTTCTTTAGTTAGAATATCATATAATTGACTTTAGTCAATTGGTAAACGTGTTATTTTTTTCTTTTTTAAAAAATGTAAATTTTCTGCTTCTTGTTGAATTTTTTCAACTAAAGGTTTTGTCAATAATTTACCAGCAGCAGAAGCATCCAAACCCATTTCTTCGCTTAACTCTATAACGCAATCCATAAAAGATAATTTAGTCGATTTTACTCTTTCAATTACTTTATTTGAAAATTTTTCTTTTGCGGAATCATCAATATACATATCTAACTATACTCCTTGCTTAAAATAAAGCAATATTTAAGCGTTCTAAATATTCTAGAACTATTTATAGGAAAACTCAATGGCTTCAGACAACGATGACAACATTGTAATTGAAACATCAGGCTTAACAGCTGCAGTTGCAACAGATGTAGTGCAATTTGCAGGAACCACAGCCCACTTTCAACTTTTTAAATTAGCATATGGAATTTGTGGAACTGCGAATATTGTTTCCAGTTCTTCGCCTCTACCCGTTAGCTTTTCAAGCGGGTTGACTGCGACTGTTTCTACCCTAGTAACAGTACAGGGCACTGCTGGTGGTTATCCGATGCCGGTAAGCGGAACAATAATCGCTACTGGTATCACTGGATCTCCAGTTTATGTAAAAACTTTTACAGGCAGTCAAGTAGAAGTTACTGGTGGTCGTTTATACACAACCGCAGATTCAATTTCTGTTTACGGACCAAGTGGTGCAACCTCAGTTCCTGTAAAATTGGTTGGTTCAACTGGTTGGAATATTGGAACTGTTGGAGATGCTATAAAGGTAAGCATCACGGGAGCAACATTTGAAGCTACAATTCCATCCACAGTTCTTGTCGCAGGTATTTCTGGCGCAACTGCAGTAAATGTTACCGTCGGGAATACAGCAAACATTAATGATACTGCAATTTTGTCTGGTATGACAAATATATATGGACAAGTTGTAGGGATGAGAACGGACTTGCAGGCACTTGGCGTTGGTCGTGCAACTGCATTTAAAACAGGAAAACTTACAGCAACAAGCGTATCTGTAGGGCAAATGGATACAGCAGGATATACATGCTATGCTGGCATCAATATTCGTGCTCTTTCCACCAATACAGATTTTATCTATCTCGGAAATACATCTGGGTTGATTGGTTCGTCATTCGGATATGCATTAGACCCGGGTGAAAATGTATTCTTGGATATTCAAAACACAAATAAAGTTTACGCAATATCAAATACAGGAACGCAGACCATAACATATATGGCTTCATAATATGCCTTTATTATATGTCCTCAACGCTACCCGGACTTTACAAAATTATGGGCTAGTTCTTGAAGGAGCTACCTATGATCCTGTTTTTAGTCAAGGATATATAAATTCAAAACCAAATGTTGCCATAATAGGTTCAAGTTGTTTTATAGATTATTCATCGACTTATTCGGTGAGTGATTTGACATATTTGATAAAAATGTTTGAGGCAACTCCTTCGGGAACAACATTTGCTTTTACTGACGCAAATTATTATGATTCTTCCCAAGATTATACAGTAGATGTTGGTGGTGTATTTTCTTTGAATGGGCTTACAAATTCAAATAAACTTTTGATAGGAAATATAGTTTCTGGATTTACTTTTACTTCAAATTATAGATTTTATAATGCAAATAATTTTATAGAGCCACCACAATATACCACTGGTTATACTGGTGGATCTACTGCAGCCAATTATATTTTGAACAACATAACAAATAACCCATCAAAATCTTTTGTGAACGCTGGGTTTTTGGGTTCAGAATTTGGAAAAGAAGAATATGTTGGATTGAGTGGTTCTGTTAGCAATACAGGAAAATTAAAAGTAAATTCCGTAATTGCTTTGAAAGATAATAGGGAACTTCTTTACACAGATGTTGTGTTGACCGATGAAAATTTGGCAACTACAAACGTAGTAATTTCACAATATTTAAGAGGAAACGCAGACCCCGAAATTTTAGGAAAATCAAGAAAAGCTTTGGGGTGTTATGTAATTTTGGATTCAGATGGAAACCAAGTAAATTGTTTTGAAAATCAAAACGAACTGCAAGCATTTTTGAGAACCCAATATGAAAATAGTACTTATAATGCTTATTGGATTCCTTGTTTATATTGTTCTCGGTTAACTGATAATGCTTTCAATGCTTCAACTGGAGATAAATCAGTATTGTTCGATGGTTCTGTTTTCTTTGTAGTTAATGAAACGCAAGTTGCGTCTTTTAATGAATCCAATCAGTTTCAAATAGATTATGTTTACACTTTACTTTCAAATGAATCCGGAAATAGCACGTTGACTTCTACCTCCAGTTTAACTTTTGATATTGATTATGGTTTTAAAATTGACTTAAGTCATCCAACATTAAAAGGATTTTCTGTAAATCTTTATCTGGATTCATCTAAAACAGTTCCAATGACCGACCAATTTTATTTAATTGGAACCCCAGGATTTGATCAAGCATCTTTGATATATTCAAAATCTACAACAAGTCCCAAAAAAATTTATATGGAATTAAACGGTAACAGCGTTCTTCCAGTAGAAATAAACGTATTATAAAAACAACAAATCCCCTTTCGGGGATTTGTGCATACAAAAATTTAAAATTTATCAACGACTTCGGTTGCGAACAACACGATAATAAGAACGGCCATTGCGAGTTTCGCGAGTGATGGCGTAGTTCATGTCAAACCGATCAAACGCCTCGCGGAGATCGTGCATTGTGGCACGCATATTCACTACACGGAAACGCTTCCGTGCCTCACCAGCCGTGAGCGGGGTGCCAGAACGCATGTAATCAAACACTCTCTGAATCTTAGTAGGACGATCAACTGTAGTAATTTCCATATAAATTTCCTTTCTTATAAGAAGTTGCACTAATATACCCTCTATTGCTTGACTGTCAAGTATTATCCTAAATAATATCGACTGAGGAGCCTCCCCTATGAACAAGCGGAATCGTCAGTTTGTCAGACATGTGAAAAATCATCTGGCAGAGTACGGTATGCGCCTTGTTATTGGCCAAGGAAAATTGGTCAACGTCGGTGGCTACCGTTGCGTTGGCTATTTTGACGAAGGCAAAAGAGTCATAAAAATTGCTAAAAAGTCAAGTGATTTTATGTCAACTTTGGTACATGAATACTGCCATTTTTTACAATGTATCAGTAAATCTAAAATTTTTCAAAAATCAGATGCGGCTGGTATAATGATTGATGAATGGTTTAATGGCAAAGATTACCCGGAGAAAAAATTAAAAAGAGCATTTTTTCTGGTTCGTGCCATGGAAAGAGATTGCGAAAAACGAGCAGTTAAAATTATTAAAAAATTTAATCTAGAAATTGACAGTAAGATGTATGCAAAAAAAGCAAATTGCTACATTTATAGTCATTTCATGATGGAAAAAACTCGTAAGTTTCATTCTTACAAGAAAAGTCCATATCACAGCCGAATTGTACTAAAAATCATGCCGTCTTCAATGGCAGTTCTTAGTCACAGATCAATACCACCAAAAATTTATTCTATTCTTGAATCATTCACCGTCTAACGGTGGATGCTCGCTTACAAATTTTTTAAATGGTTGGTCTCCGTAAGGCCATCTGTCATTTTTATCCATAAATTTGTAATGAACTAAAGAATCTAGATGATCTGAAAGCATTTTCAGAGTTGTGTCGTCTATATTCCATTTTACGTTATCTTCTTCGTTTATTGCTGGAGCATCTGCAGCGTTGTGTTCTGCAACCGCAAGATCGGCAATCTTAGCAAGATTACCAAGAATCTCCAAGGACTTGGCGCATTGATAAAAAAGATCCTTGTTTAGAGGATCTTCTTCTTTGCGAGCCAAGTTACGAATTTCGTAAACTAGCTCTGAAATTTTCATAATTGTCTCCTTACGACAGTGTGAGGAGATACCTGGTTTTCTGAACAAGTGCAAGCATCTCATCACGTATATTTAACAGAGATGTGTGATTTGTTGTTCTTTCTTTTTCCATTTCTTTGGAAAGATATTCTTCAAAAGATTTCAGAACAAAGTCTGCGGTTGTTCTTTTTGGCCCATTGAACATCAGAGAACTGATTAGGAAGACTTCTTCGCGTCCATTGATTCCTACGTATGATTCTGTAAAAGCGTCTAATAGAGGATCTAAGCCCTCGTACAAGGCTCCTAAAGCAACATGTGCGGAATATGATGTAGTTCCCCAATGATGAAGACGAATTTCATTTTGAAAATTTAAAAGTGTTTGAATGCATGGCATGGTATATTATTTATCCTTTTCAAAAAGGTTTTTTACAGATGTTAAAATTCCTTTTGCGGAGTCTATAGCATCTTCTACTTTGAATCCAGATCCTTTTTCTGGACCAAATTTTTGTTTTGGGCAAGAAAGAGTCGGCATATAAAGTTTTTGTGAAAGGGCTGCTCTTGGATTACCAATAGTACACCCACAACCTCCCCTACACCAACCAATTTCATCAGTTTTATTTTTTGATGATTTTATTAAAAAATCACAAGACATACAAATTTGTTTTCTTTTTTCAAATATTTCATCAGAAACTTTTCCGGAAAACATTTGTGATGTTTCAGCTTTTGCATATGATTGCAATTTTTTAGAAAAAGTAGGTGGTTGTATTTTTTCTTTTGTTTCTTCAGAATTTTTGTTTTCAATGTTTTTAACTTTAATATCTTCTGCCAAGCCAATCATATAAATTGGTGGATTAAAATATTCACCATTCCTAGAAATTTTATTCGGGCATGTTTGGCATGAATTTAAATCTAAATTTAAAGAGCAATTTGCAGAATTACCAATTATTCTCCAATTTTTGCAATCAATTATATTATATTGTTTTCCATTTATTAATAATGTATTCATGTTACCGTTATTATTCCTCCTTGCAGTTCACATACAACAGTTTTTGGTAAATCGCATGGACTTTCACATGGACTTGGAATTGTTCCATCTCCGCAAAATACTGGATAGGGTGGATCTACATCTGGATCGTAACCACAAGGAAATACTGGATAACCTTCAAGACCATAAATTTTTAAACCAACTTGTGGTAGACCTCCACCACACAAAGATTCATATCCTCTCTTTACCAATAAAAAGTCTCCGTTGGGCAGTATAAGAAAAACATCATTGTATGGAAATGCGTTTATTTCCGGTCTTAAATTAACCTCTTCTATACCCTCTCTACCACATATAACTCCAGTTTCAGAATTTTGTGACACTTGCTGCATTGTAAAAGAACCACCGCTGGCCATTTCTGCGGGAGAAATTGTATTTGTTGATATACTTTCATTTTGTGTTCCCAAACCACCAACAGAGACTTGTCCGCCTATTCGTTGGCTAAGACAACAATAATATCTTTGACTTATACCCTTTAAAAAAATTGTAACTTTAAAGGCTGCAACATCTATAAAACCACCATTCAATACTAAATCATCTCCCAAAGTGTGTGGTGGTCTTTCATTTGGACCACCACCGCAATCTTGACAGCCCTGCCTGTGACCAAACCAAAAATAAGGCCAAAGACCAGTTGCGCTTACAATTGTATCAAGTCTTCCATTTATTTTTTCTGCTATATGACCGGCATTACCACTAAAACATTTTACCGTATAATCGCATATTTTAATGCACATTGCGCTTGCTGGTCCCCATCCAGTATTTACACTACAATCTTGATTTTCTCCAAAAATTTTAGTTTCATATTTTATAACATTTGATGCTATTTCTATTTTTTGTGAATAAAAATTTATTATTGCATCTATTTCATCTTGATCTTGTGTTGTTATCACATAACCGGCTCTCTGAGCTTCACAAAAACTAAATGTTATGGCCAAAGCGTTAGCTTCAAACCAACCATCTGGGCCATAACCAGTAGAATCATCGCCTTTATTGTGAACTGTTAGTTTATAGGTAGTTTCATATGAATAAGTTTTTTCTGGGTCCGCTCTATCACAAAAATTTGGATTACTATCACAAGGAGGATTACAATCTGGACCACCACCTTGACCAGGGCCAGCACCTCCACCTCCACCTCCACCCCCACCCTGATCAGCGCAATCGCAATTACATACAACGTTTTCACTACAATCAGGGCATTCTATCCATCCACTTGAATTTTGTACATATTCGGCACTACAAGAATTTGCTTCCCCGTATAAAATTAAAAGTGGTCGTCTAACAGAGCTTCCACCGCTTTTGTCATAACAGAGACCAACATTCTGGTCCATTGAAACACTTGTGGTTACAAAATCATCAACTGGAGCATCAGTATCGAGACAAGCAACTCCATATTCAACACCAAACAATGCAGCACAATAAGATCCAGTTGAACTTACTCTTGGTGCTATTACTGTTCCAAACATGTCTTTAAATGGATAACAGTTTACTACTACGTCTTCACATGAATTTCCTTGTATTTGCTCCCAACTCTCCGGTGTATTTTGGTAAGGAGGTCTTTCTAGAGGAATGGGCTGTTGTTCTTCTGGGGGGAATGTACCAATGTCATTAGAGGATTCTTGTATTGTTTGTTCTGAAAGAATCCCCGGGCGGCAACATTCTAATCCAGCGCTATTCTTTATTGCATAAAGAATGCCTTGATTTATTGGAAGTTGATTGGTTGATAATGTTGGATCGCAAGGTCTTATTTCTGATCTGTCAAGAACATAAATGCAATCAGCATATTTGAAAAAATAACATTTAGTTGAAAGCTCTGGAGGATAAAACCCGGTTATCAAACTTCTCAAATATGCGTCACAGAATTCTATGGTTTCTGGTCCACAACATAAAATTTGACAGCATTCTGTTTGGTTTACAAAGTCACATCTTGATGCCACCCAAACTTTTTCTGGTGGTTGTTCGCAAGGATCATCACTGCAATCAAATGTTGTGTTTGGAGACATTGCTTGGTTTGTGTATGGTTTTACTATGCTTTCAATACCAAAATCAGCCCAACAATTTGTTGGTTTGCATTTGTAATACCATTGACTTTGTGAGTCTAAGTGAATGTAGCAAGTTGATCCATTTTGATATTCACAAGATCTTACGTTATTTGGTCTAGGATTTTCAAATCCTTTTATTGTTGGGCACAATGGGATGCAATCATAACAATCGCAGCAACTTGTTATTTCATCCGTTGTCCAAGATGGATTATCAGAAAACCAACCTGTATTTACGTTTTGGACATACCATTTTACATCAGTCGGACTCCCTGGAAACAAATAAGCATCTTCGCATGAAACAGAGCACTCATATAGAAGTAAATATCTTTCTTGGTTTAAAACAAAACTTAAAAGAACTATATTGTTTTCACCAGATGGTGGTGGTTTCTCTTCTGTTGGTTTTTGTGCTATGAGTTCATCGTATTGTTCTTCTGTTAGACAAATATAATTTGGTTCTGGTAAAATTTCACCGGTATCTTGTGTTTCTGTGCATGTACACCATTTATTTCTAAAATAAACGGCAGTTTCACCATCAGCACCACTTTCACCGGTTGTAAACGTAATTCCGTTACCGGGGCATCTTTCTATAACATCACAATCATAAATTGTTCTGCCCGTTCTGTTTGAACCAAGACCAGCATCTCTTTCAAAAGTAAAATATGGATTACATCTACTTCCGGGTCCAAAAGTTGTTCCTGGGAACAAATAAATTCTTCCGTCTTGATATTTACTGGAACCACCGCCACCAGCGTCTCCAAAGTTTCCACCACCACCACCATAAAATCCTGCGGCACCACCACCACCCGATTCACTGTATGATACAATTGGGAACAATGCTGTTGGACTTTTCCCTTTTCCACCTTTATATTGCACCCCAGGTTGCGCTTCAAATATTGCTCCAGGTATAGCTGCAATTACTGTTCCACCTGCAGATTGATTCCCGCCAGCGCCAGCAAAATTTCCAGATCCCTTTATTCCTTCATCTATACCTCCATGCCCACCGATACTGGTAATTTCTACTCCACTCCCAGCTCCTCCAGAGGCAATATAAGTGGGAATAAATTCTAAAAGATCCGATGCGTTGCCAAATCCATTTGCTCCTGCACCCCATCCTGCAGTTGGATAACCCATTGCACCAGAAAAATTACCAACATTTAAACGAACATCTAAAGAAGATGGGCCAGAACCACCGGGTGGAATAAATGTATAATTGTTAAAAAATGCAGGAACAATGGATTCAATGTAGGCTGCATTACCACCCCGACCAAGACCTCCACCCCCACCCCCTCTCTGCATCACAAATATATCTCTACTCGTATCAAAACAAATTGTGTCTTGGCCGCAAACCCTCCAAGGATAAGTTGCTCCACTTAAAATATTTTGTGATTGTGGTACATTTGGCCAGAGTTTTTGTAATTCCGGCAATCTATTATATACATGATAGAGATATTCTTTACAAGGAACAGCCACCCAATGTGGTTTGGTTGATGGCACATCTTCTTTACAACAACACAGTTTTTTAGGCATACATTAAACCAATGTGACGCTGACTCTTAAAATTGAACTTGAATTTTTTGATACATTGTTGATAAAAAATGCACCTTTTGCACCCAATGTCTGTCCTGCTTTTGTTTTTACTCTAAATTTTAATTTTGTATTGGTCGGAATTAAAGTTATTTCTCTATTATTTACCCAATCCCAAACATTCCAAACGGAGCTTGCTGCATCAACAGCATATTCCATAACCAATGCGTCTTGTGGTGTAGCAAAAGTATCTCCTGTAAAATCAATGATTGTATTACAGGTTATATTAACATCTAATGCAGACGTTGGAAATTCTGTATAAGTTGTATTATTATTTGTGACGTTTATAGAAACATTTTGCTGCGTTCCTGTACCTACGTCATAAGAACAAACAAATTGCGATTCATCTCCTGCAGCTGTATTATAATCAACCATTGCCATTGCATCTTGAAATGCAATATTATTCATTTGCATACCGTTATTGATGTTAACCCAAACTTGAAGGTTGTCATCCCATTGAAACGGTCCCATTGGGGTGCTAATTGTTTTTGCACCATAGCCACCCATCATTTGGGCTCCCATTGCTGCAAAAAAGTTTTTCATTGATGATCGTTCTTGTGCCATATCTACCTCTGTATTCTATTTAGAGCATCTGTATACCTTCATCAGTAGTATAATAAATGTTATGAAAAACATTTTCACACCACTTTGAACAGACATTGCAAGGTTTAGAATTTCTAAAATTACCAAATCTGTTGAATCTAAAATTCAACAATATTAGTTTTTTATCTCTTAGAGACTTAGGAACTTTGCGATATGCGTCCAATTCAGAATGCATTTCAGCATACTTATAACCCAAACGCACACTATCTGGGTGGGTCTTAAAAATATTTTGACCCACCGAGATAATTTTGCGCTTGTAAATTACAAGAGATATGTGCTTTTTTTGACGCTCCATAGCCATGGAAAGAGGCTGGGCTATGGGCAAATAATTCTGTATTACAGTATCAATGTTCATTCATTACAACGTCAACTTCAAACTCGGCTTGTCCACCGACTTCGAAGGGGTGACGAGTCCTTTGTTCAGGCTTGCGTCATACTGATCCTTGAGTTCATCAAGGGGTTCAATTACAAATGCCACAAAAGTTTTAGGAATTTGAACGCCTTTATCTGCTTTTGTATATACCATCCAGGGCATCAAACCGATTTGACCTTGACCCACAGGAACCAAAATTGCTGGGTTTTTAAATGTCCAGTGAGTTTCAGTTTCTTCAAAGCGTGATAAAATTTCTTCACCGGAGTTTAGTCTAAATACTTTTACGTTCATATGAATCCTTTGTTGGGGTCTATTATAGCATCTTTAATACTAATTGCAAATCAAAACACAATGAAAAGTTTTAAAACATATCTTCTAGAAAATCAAGAAAAATCACAAATTAAATGTGATATTAATGGTATCTGCAAAGTTATAAGAGAGTATGAATCTGCTGGAAATGAAGAAAAAATTTTAAGAGTATATAAAGACACCAAAGGTCTACCAACAGTTGGACACGGCCATCTGGTTACCAAAGAATCTCCAAAAATATTTTCTTCATTGAACATCAATCCAGATGTTTTGAGTGGTAAATCAAAACTTACACCAGAACAAGCAGAAACACTTTTGCAAAGAGATGTTAAAAGCAAACTTCCTGTAGTTAAAAAACTTGCTCCAGATTTTGAAAATTATTCACCAGAATTGCAAGCAGAACTTGCTTCTGAAACATTCAGAGGAATGACCGGAAAATCTCCAAAAGCCATGGAACATCTTCGTGCTGGCAGGTACGAAGATGCTGCAAATGAATACTTGAATGCAAAAGAATATAGAGAAGCTAAGGAAAAAAAATTAGGAACAGCAACAAGAATGGAAAATTTGGCTAACGCTATCAGAAAGGAAGGTCAGCGTAGATCTCAAGCTCAGGGTTCTCCTCGCTGAACCACTTTGGAACTGAGTTATTTTTCCATTTTGCAAACCGCTTTTTTTCATTAATGTAATACTTACGATAAGCAATAACTGCGTTTGAATCCTTGTATTGGTCTGGCATTGCTTGGGCAAAAGGAGTCAGTTTACCCTTTGTAATATTTTTAGGAGGATTGTATAGACCGCCCATAAGCATTTCTTCCATTACATGAACTTTGCCATAACGCTTAGTATATTCTGCGCATAGAGCTTTGGCATGCTTCCAGAGCCACATATAATTTGATCTGGTTTCCCGTGTCCAAATGGTGCAGGGATGGTTGATCATTGTAGCCTTGCAAATGTCTTTAGTGGTACAAATGCTGGTCTTATACTTGCGCAAACCAGTATCAACCACCATAACATCACCATCAAGAACATGGTGTGCGGTGGAAAGAAGCTGACAAGACTCAAGAATCATCTTGACTACATGCTTATCACACATCATTTGTGCTGCAATTTCAGGCTGATCATCGAGAATAAAAATGTTCATATTTCGTGACTTTCAAAAATATTGTTGATAGTGCGATTGACTTTTACTAGTTTACCATGCGAATAGAGTTCAGGCAAGTTAAAAGCGCCAACATAAGAGCAAGCCGAGCGCAAACCACCAAAAATTTCCTGAATCGTATTTCGTACAGATCCTCTATACGGTACTTCAACTGTTCTTCCTTCCGATGCT